CCAAAGACACCGTTATCTCCTTGGTACCGGCTCCAGTCGACACCTTGATCTCCCTTGGCCGCATTGACCTGCGATGGCAGGGCAAAAGAAATAGCCGCCAAGAAGGCGACTACCAAAGTAATTAGTTTAGTTTTAAATTTCATGGTGCCCTCCTTATTGCTGTGGAGCAACAGATGCTGGTGCCAGCTGAGCCTTAACTGCGTCTGCGGCCGCCTGAGCTGCGGCAGCTACCTTGTCTTGATTAGATGCTTCCTGATCAACCGTCTTTTGCGGATAGGTTTCTGCTAGGCTGTCTTTCAAATCCGCATAGGCTTTCTCAACCGCGTTGGCAATTGTCTGCTCGTCTGTGCTAGTGAAGCCAAGCGATTTTAAGCCGTCTTTAACAGCTTGAATGGCAGTCGATTTCTTAACCGCCCCGTCAATCGCCTGTGTTACACCGAGCTGTTCTGCTGCTGTTACGGCTGCGTTTGCCAATGGACCTAATACCTTTACCAAAGTGAGTGCTTGCTTGTTAGCCAGCAGCTGTTTTGAGATCCAAGCCCCAATGATCGGGACTGCCGCTACTGCAAGTGATACTAAAAGTTCTGTCCAATTATTCATAATTATTTTCCTTTCTATATTACATGACGTCTTCTGGCGCCGGTGTCCAAGGTGTTGCAAAGGTACCTTTTTCCAGTTTGTATCTATGATGAGCTAACCAATCAGATAAATGGTCAACCTCTCCACCTTCGTTCGTAAAATTCATAGAGAATCTAATATACGCAGCATTAGGTTTACTTAATGTTTGTGTTGCTGAAGTTATACTTTGATAACCCAGATAATTTTTGTCACTATCATACATTGCCAGAGTGTTATACCAACTGCCTTTGAACACATAATCTGGTGAACTGAACGTAAATATGGTTGCTCCATTAGTAGAAATATAATTATCCAAATGAAAATCAGTGTTACTGTAGTGCATCACACTTCCATCATCTCTAATAAGCCATCCTTGTTTTAAGTCTGATTGGACTATTAAGTTTCTGCCGTAAACTTGCCTGCCATCGCTGAACACCTTGTCTACTGGCACGCCATTAACAACGCATGCTCTACCATTGATTGTTGGCATTCAATCACCCCTCAATAAAGTAGACGCCGGACTTATCAGCCAACGCGTCATAATTAGCTTGCGAGATGATATTGATGACGGCATCATCACCTTTGTCCCCCGTGTCACCTTTAGCGCCAACGAGAGAGGCCAGCCATTGATTGACACTGCCAGAGAATCCAGCATTTACGGCAACCTGATATGCAGAAAGGCCTTGGTCTCCGGTGTCGCCTTTATCACCTTTGTCGCCTTTGTCACCTTTGTCGCCTTTGATACCTTGTGAACCACTTAAGTCGGCGATATAAGTGAAACTGGTGCCGTTCCAAACGTAAAGTTTACCGTCATCTGGATCATTTACATCACTCGCAATCATGGTGAAATCACCATCAGAGAAGCCAGCACCATTCATTTCAGCAATAGACGGGAACGTCTTTACGATTCGGAAGTCTTTCCCCGCATCACCTTTATCGCCCTTGTCACCTTTAGCGCCAACGAGAGATGCAAGCCATTCCGTTTGCGAACCGTGATAGCCATTGATGACCGCAATCTGGTAAGCGGATAGGCCATCATCACCCTTATCGCCTTTCAGCCCATTGGCAACAGCAACTGCAACTTCCTGTTTTAGTTGCTGACTGAGGTCGCTGAATTGCTGAATGAAGTCATCAACCGTGATGCTGCTGACGAGTCCCCCAGAAAGACCAGTGACGTTCTCGTTGATTTGAAGTGCCAAAAATCCATCACTAGGATAGATGGCCGTGCCGCCGTTTACGGTGTCCCACAATTCAATCAGATAGCTGCCTACTGGCAATTGAGCCAATTGTCCGCTAGTGATGATGGCATGGTTGTCCGTGATACTGGCACTTATCCCCAGCAGATAGCCGGAGTCGTTTTTGATTCTGACCTTTGCATCTGCTGTTAGGGTTGCTGCGCTGCCATCATCGAACGCGTTCAAATGTATTTCAGTTGTGGTATCGGCAAATTTGAACTGTTTATCGCCGTTGCCAAGATATAGCTTCCTCATTGCTTGCTTGTCTCCTTCCTGAGACGCTCATTCTCACGTCTCAAACGGTCATTATCTGCGCGCAATCTGTCGTTCATGTCCTCAAGCTCATCATGCCTGTTCTTCCGTTTACCCTCGCGGTAGGTCAGATAAGCAATAAGCGTTGGAACGATGGTTGCAATGTATGGAGTGGAATCGACAATGATTTTAGTTATCGCTGCTGTCACGGCTGTCACTCCTTCGTGCCAGAATCAGCACGAAGGCTGTTATGATCGCATTGCTGATCCAATTTGAGTAGATTCCAGTTGAGATTGAGGTCAGAAATTGCAGTATTGTCAAGAACGACATTAAAAAGCTGGTAGTTGTGAGCAACAGACGATTTGTCATTGCCAGCTGTGTTTCCCATAGCACCCAACCCCCAATCCCGAGTCCATCAATGACAAACAAAAACCCCACAATGTCATCATTTAACCAGTCAGAGTAATGTGGGGGCCAGATGAAATAATGGTCATTGATGATTAGAAACAAGCCAATGGCAACCATGCCAATGGCGAGCGCTGTGTGCGTCGGGTGATCTCTAATTTTATTTAGCATTGTCATCACTTCCTTCCATAAAAATAGCCGCTAGCTTTTGCTGGCGACATAGTCACTGCCTGTGATTTGTTTGTATTGATCTGGGGTGATCATGATGGCATCTGATCGTTAGTAAACCAGCTAACCCCACAAAAAGAATAGTTGTTAGCGTTGTTATCATTGTACTGAATAGAAGCTGTTCCGTTTGAGGCAAACTTAATGACCATGACATGAAACACGGTATCTCCTGCAAGCAAATTTGCATATTGGTCATGAGCGGGCCTGAATCCATTAGGAATGTTCCAAAAATCAACATTGCCTCTAGATGAAGGAAATGCGGCATTTGAACCGCCTATAAAAACGGTATGACCTTGCCTCCAAAAAATTAGAGGCGAATCAGGTGATTGTACTACGCCTACACCACTTATTGTTGACATAGTTTGTGGTGCCACATAGCCAGCCTTGTCTGCATATGCTTTTGCGTTTACCAACGTTTTGTCATCTTGTGTATCTGCATATGCTTTTGTACTGGCCAAAGTAGAGGCATCTCCGGCATCTGAATAGCTTTTTGCACTGGCAAGGGTCGCGGCGTCTTTATTATCAGTTTCTGATTTGTTGTAGAAATCTCCTTGATTGTAGGCATTAAGAATCGTCTGAATGTCAGTGTTCATTGCATCTATTTTCTGCTGTAACGATTGCAATGTGCCATCAATGATAGTGATGTAGTCGTCGGCCTGAGGCTTTGTGATGTCTACTGCTTTCTTGATGATGAAGGCCACATCAAATGTCGACTCCGAACCGGAAGAATCCGAGAAACTGAAATAGGCCGTTGTGATTTTCCCCGGAACAGCAGCAAGCGCATTTGGCACTTGATAAGTGAATTCACCGCCAGAAGCATTAACGACATTGAATCCGGTACTATCAGCAATTACCGCTTGGCCATCAGCCGTGTTGGCTTTGAACATTGGTGTTAGACCGTCAAGAGAGACAGGTACACCGTTGTCCATAAGCGTGGCATCAATCACCACGGCACCCGTTTTGTCTCCCTGCCGCAAATATACAGGCTCAGGCGCGATGGCATTTTTTGAATCAAGAGTTACTTTGTACGTTCTGATTGCCATTGGGTATCAGTCCCTCCATTTTTTCCAAATCTTCATAGGTATCTTTTGTATCAACGAGGCGCTGATCTTCAAATCCTCGGCGCTTGCCTTTGAGTTCCCAACCAAACGATGAATCAGGGCTGTCTGACGAAACGATGAAGTAGTCCTTGCCACGTTCAGAAACCCAGAAATGCGCATCAGTGTAAGCTGTCAAGAATACTTGGTAAGGCTTATCTGTATTAATCAAGTCAAAAACGAGCGGATCAATGTCCACTCGCGCTGTTTTGTCTTCTCTCGTTTTGCCCTCGCCAATATCGCCGACATAGTTTTCTGCAAGCTCGTATGCAGGAGTGGCGCGAATACCGTCACGGGTGACCTGAGCAGCGTTTTTGGACCCGTTGTAGACAGTGAAGTTTCCCCAAACTGCCAATCCAGAACCGGTTAACTCAAACTGGGCAAGCCGGCCACCGTCAGCACTCATGTCAATTTTTGAATCATGTTCTATCCACATTGATCCTGACTGCTTGCTGACAAGTGGAGACATCAGTGAACCATACAGATTGTATTGCCTGTTTTCCGCTGTTGCGGTTGCTGGCAGTTGAAAGACCGGCAGACTTCCGCCAGTGCTTGATCCCTGGTTGATGCTAAAGATAGACCCTGGCTGATTCCAAATTGCGAATCCATTGGGTTCCCCTGTTGCACCATCTGCTGTTGCAGTAAGCGTACCGAACTCGAAATCATCTTTGCTGAACTTAATTTCTCCATTGTGAAGCTCCATGCCAAATCCGTTGGTACTTGCCGTTTTAAAAGCCACCCCAGAAATGAGGTTACCAACAATTCGCTCAGCAACGACACCATCAGCGGTGATGGCGCTTTTGAACGTTTGGCCTCCATCTGTCGATACACCCAGACCAGCGCTATTGAGAATCACAACTTTGTTTGAGTCTGACTTGTCAACAGCAATAATTCCTTGATCCGTGAAGCTGAGCTGCGTTCGTGCCGCAAGAAGACTGTTTGTCGCAAGCTGGACTTGAGATGTTAGCCATTCATTAGGCACTGGAATCTTGCCAGCGGCTACGTTGGATAGTGTTGATTGTGATGTCTTCTGTTGTTCAGCAAATGACAGGCTACCACATTCAACTTCCGTTTTGGTCCGTGTGCCGCGAATATCATAATCACTGGTTACTTTGATGATTCGAACCTTGTCACTAAAGTTAAGACTCTCATCAATCACCGTGATATAGTCGCCGGGGTTTGCCATCGCATATTTGTAACCGACAGATTGCAAGTCAACAAGATTAAGTGTGAGTGAGATAGCCCAGCTCTTATCTACTTTCTCTTGCACAGCGGCTAACAGGTTGTCAGCAATCGTGTACCGTTCATCAGCAACCGGGACCGCTTCAATTGCTCCAAACTTTGGATAGTAGTAATCGTACAGCGGTGATTTGTACTCAACTTCTAATCGTTGGCTTGTAGTGTCATTAGGTTTGCTGTATGCACCATAACCGCGTCCATAGGTAGCAAAGTTTCTGTTATCTGTCTGAATCTCTGCTGTATCAAGATTGAACTTTTTGCGAACGATGGTAGATAGATCTGACCCCATTGCTGGCACGACATGAACAACTGTGCCCTCAACAGAGAACTCAACACTTGCTTGATCGATGATGTCATTGAAGAGCGATAGACGGTCACTCATGCCCCAGTCTTGCTTTTCAAAAGCCGCAACTGAGGCTGTGTTGTCGTACGTGTAACCAGTGCCAGCAAACAAAGCATCGAGATAGCTGGCGAAAGGGTGTGAGCCATTCCATTTTTCGTAAACACCTGTCTTGCTCATCTTGTAGAAGAATGCCTGCACGGCACTGAATGCCACCGTGTTCTCTTTATCATTCTTCGTGTATGTGACAACAACATACTCTTCGTTAAGAAAGGAAAGTGTCCACCCTTTGGCGATGTTTGCCTTGACGTCTTGGCCAAAATAGATTGTCCCAGATAATGACTTCTCACCATTCACCGCATCGGTTTTCTCAATCTCGCACTGGGCTTGATATTCATTATTCTCAACGTCTGTGAATGTAATCAATAATCACGCCTCCTATGCGTATAGATTTTGGAAACCGAGAATTCTAACTGTACCCTGAACGTTGCAAGTTATCCTGTTTGGTTTATCCGGTTGCAAAATAAAATAGGCCTTGTTCGTCTTGCTGACGATGCTCAGCCCATTCTGGGTGTAACTAAAGCCACTAAATACAAATACGTCTCCGACTGCCACAGTACCAATGTAGGTTAGCTCAGTGTCATCGATCTTGAATGACAGCGAAGAAGCGGCCTGCTTAGCCACGAACTCTACTTCAAATCCTTGTTCAAGTTGATTGCATGGAACAGTTCCGCGATAAGGAACGGATAGTTTCCCATTAAGGCCGTAATACCAGCTAGAATATTCAGGATCAGCTGGGTTAGGCGACCAAGGAGAAGCAGCGGTGCCTAGTTCAAGCTTTTCCTGAGACCAAGATATACTGTTGTCTTCACCATGCGGTCCTTGTGAAACGCGAGCATACATTGGCTTGATGAAGGAAGCTCCATCGGGGACCGTGAATTCAACAGTAGAATACCCAGAAGTCCCGGCCTTTACAATGTTACCGGTGGTAGAACTAATCCATACAT